ATAGAGCTTTCGTTCGGTGTGTTCGGAATTTCCTCAATATTCATATCGTGGGCGCTGATGAGATTGACAAGTCTAAAGGAGCAAACAACAGTGTGTCTATAGATTCTGTGGAGGCGGCAGCTACTACGCCTATTGGCCTTTTGCAAAAAACTTTACTGTCTAAAAAGGGTGTATCCTCATTTGAAGATTTTATTGAAATGTTGAAGGTATTTTGGAAGGATGAAACTTACAAAAATGAGGACGTTGCAAAATGGAAGTCTTGGAAAGATATTCCAAGTAAAGAGATCCGTAAGCTTATTGGGCTTTTACACAAATGATCAAGAGGATAGTTAGCGCAGAGCAATTCAACAAAGCTGCTGACGATATTTCTGACTACTTAAACCTGAAGGAGGAGGATAATAATTATCACTATCTTCTCCCAAATGGAGTTGAATCAATTAAGCAAGCTTTTGCTCACGATAAGATGTTGGCTTACAATGTGTTTGTGTGGGCTAACCTAAATAATTTAGGTAAATATGATGCAGGTATAATCTTCCTAAAAGATAAAGGCCCAAGGCATGGGCTAGAAATATTTTCAGAATACATCTGGCTTTCGAGTAACCCCCGTGCTGGCTATAAGTTACTAGCGACAGCGATAAAATACGCTAGAGATAACGGTTTTGAACATATACAAATGGGTTGCTCTGAAAAATCCCCAAACAAAGACAAAGTAAAAAGCCTTTACAGAAGGCTTGGATTCATCAAAGATTCAGAAAGTTACATAGCAAAATTATGAGTGGAAAAACTTGCAAAAAAATAAGAAAAGCATTATCATTAATCAATGAAGACCCTACATCAAGAAGGAACTACAGAAGATTCAAGCGCCAGTACCAGCGCGTCCCATCTCAACATAAATCAGACTTCATTAAAGCAACAGAAGGACTCTTCCAGTGAATGGTCTAAGCTGAAGGCGGGAGGTTGTTGGATCAAAAACAGTAAAAAAGGTGAGGCTTATTTATCTGGTTCTGCCAACCTAAGTGAAGAAGCTTTAAAAAAGATTGTTGAAAATGGCGGGAAGTTAAATTTCCACATTTATAAGAATGCTTTTCAAGAGGGAAACCAGCCTACTTATAACTTCTATATACTTTGATTCTCGTCTCTAAGTCTTTGATTTTCTTCCCTTAAAAATTTGATCTCGACTTTTAATTCTGTGACTTGGATAGTTAGTTCACTTATTTGAACTCTCATAGCCTCTTTTTCTTCAGAGGAGCTGATAAGTAGAGCTTCCAACTTACTCACTCTATCAATTAGGTTGCTAAGCAGAACCCCCTCTGTTTGGTAATCTAATTTTTTTATTTGCTGTTCTGCGCTTAGTCTGTGACTCATATACCTCCACAAAGCTCCCCCGAATAATGCTGATACTACGGATGAGATAATTGTCCAATGATCCATAGATTTAATTACACAATTTATTTTAATTAATATTAAAATATTTCAAAAAATTTGATTTAGGTGTAATTAAAATCAAATGGGGGAAACAGATAAAAATCTTGAAGAAGCTACAGCATTAGCGTTAAAATACTGTAACCCAGATGATAGCGAGATCATCTCTGATCTTGACAGACATTTGCGAGAGGCAGCTTGGACACTACTCGAAAGAATTAATAATTTAGAGAGTCAAGAATGTGTTTGTGAGGGGTGTGCATCTAAGGTCGCAGAAGAGGTAGAAGAAGTTGAATCTACCCCTGAAGAGCAGGAAGAAAACCCAGAAGTCGAAGGTGAATCTTCAGATGATTCTAACTTGCAAAAGCTTATAGAAACAGATAAAAATAACAAGAGGCTAACAAAAAAATCAAAAAACGTTACGGTAGGGGTTGGAGTTATAGCTGCTACAACTCAAAAAATGGCAGCAATGGGAACCGCTGGAGTAATGACAATTGCAAGCGGAACCTATTTCCAAGCTAAAGCAGCTAAAACAGAAGGTATAGAGATAGCTGTTGTTACAGAGCAAGAATATGGAGCATTTTCCAAATTCAATAGATTTACTGAGTCAGTTTTAGGCATTTCAACCTTCGAAGGCATTAGAGAATACGCTGAAAAAGGTTATGGTGACATTAAAGGATCTAATCCATCTTCTGAGGAGAACGAAGAAAAAGAGGAGCTTTCTGAAGAGGAGAGGGTAAAGAGAGATAAGGAATTACTTCAAGCAAGGGAGGATCTTAAAATTAATTCAGATGAACCTCCTACTAATCCCCCTAAACTATCTGATTATTAATCATGGAAGAAATATTCGACAAAATTTTAGCACCCTATATGTCCTCGCTGCCTGAATTTGTAATCGCGGTAATGGGTCTAGTTGGGACACTTGCGTTTTTCGCGCCAGAAGATAGCAAGTTAAGTAGATTACTTAACAAAGTCACTGGAAGATTGTCAAAATTTAAAGACTATTTACTTAAAAAACTTAAAAAATGAAAAAATTAACACCTTTATTATTATCACTATTTGTTTTATGTTGTTTTTGTAAAGCGGCTATCGTCACCTTTACAGGGGGGACGGGTTACTTAGAATCAGGCGACACTATCATCACAACTACAACTTCTCAAAATTATGGAGTCATTAGCTATCAAGAACAATCTGTTATTCTTGAATATGTTTCACCTACCGAAGATTGGAGTTTTCAGACTGTAGGTGATTATTATGATATGGGGAATGATGTAATTCACGGTCATTGGACCGCAGTCTCTGCTATAGAAATCTCTCTTCAAAATAACAACCCTTTCGATTTACAGTATTTTCAAATCACTTCAAATACTTCTGTTGGTGGGCAAGCAGCTACAAATGAAGAAAATATAGGTATTCAAGGATACTTAAATGGCTCTTCTGTCACGGAGATATACGCTTTACCCAGCGTAGATTGGGGTGCAGCAAACACTAGAGATGTCTTCCTTCCCAGCTCTTTTGATAACGTCGATAAAGTAGTTATCTTTGATAGGGGTGCATCAGGCACTCACACTGGAAATTCAAGTTGTCCTGAGTGTGGTAATTCAGGTTTTTGTTTTGGGATGGATAATTTTGTGTTTGATGAGGCGGTTCCGCAAAATCTTGTACAAGGAAATGCAACCCCATTAACAGCTATACCAGAGGCTAGTGTAGCTTTACTTAGTGGATTAAGTATTCTACTACTCCTACAAAGGAGAAAGTTTTATAGGTAGTTACTTGTTGTAAAGCTCTCGCTCTAACTTCCTATAACGAGCATCTGAATGCCAAACTTCGTTAGTCTGGGGGGTGTAAACCCCTTCTTCAGTCTGAATCGGCTGACCCGCCTTGAGCTTCAAGGAAGACGGCTGATATATGTTTAAACTGCTTGTTTTCGGTGAGGAGCTGCCCCCGCAAGAAGTCAGCACGATCATTGGACTCATTGTCGCCAATAGCGCGTAACTTTTCAATTTCTTCGATAAGTTCATTTTTATTTTTGTTGTGTTTTTCTGTGATTTCAAAAAACGCGAGTTTGTTTCTCAAGGCGAGATACAATTCAACGCTTTTTAAGATAGATTTGACCAGAGACATTACTTTGCTCGTTTTTTACTATTAAAAATCTCTTTTTCTCCATCATCTTGTATGATTTTCACTGAGCCAGAGACGTATTTGGCGCAATTAATTGCTTCATCCTTTAATAGGTATGAGTGATGATATTTCTTTCTTTTATCGTATACACGATATTTTACTAATTCTTGATTCATTATGGTTTGAATTCTAAAGTTATATTCGCTACAAATGTTTTATCGTCAGAGATCATTCCTTCAATTAGACACTTGCCTTCTCGTAAGGAGACGCGCTTTCCGTCAAAAAGATACTTCTGTTCATCAATACTGATTTGAGTAACACAAACATTTTTACCTGATTCCACGTTGATTATATCATAATCTACAATTTTGTCTTGCAGATGTTTGCTGAGATCATTTGTGCCTACTACTTTAAGCTGTTTTTTCATCTTTTCTGTATTATACCATAGGACAGTTTGGTCCTTATTATTTAATATTATAGCTCTTTTATCGTATCTATCTATCCATTTTTTATAAAAATCGACTTTAAATGTCCTCCTAATCTCTGACTTAAAGTATTTGTCATTTTTTTGTCGGACATGATCTAATATTGCATGAAAAGCTTTTATTTTGGTTGGATTTGAGCCTCGTTTATTACTGAATAAAAACTGTATGTGATTATAAGTTTCGTACTCTTTTAAAAAAACATAACCAATATCGTCGCAGTGGTAGATCTCACAATCACTACAGAACTCCTTAAAGTATCTTTTGACTGCATTTACCCTCATAGTTCTAGATCCAGAACAAAAAACCTTATAAGGCTTAGATCTCAAACAAAAATCGAGAAAGTCATCCCAAGCCTCTTCTTTATTGATTAATTGTTTAATTATCATTTCTACAGGTTATAATAGTAGAAAAGGTGTAATATTAAACATGGCGGTTGAAGGAAAAAATGAAGTAGCAAGAAGTTTATTGGATTTGCAGCCAACTGCAATTCTAGAACTGTACAAAGTGTTTCCAGATACAGTGGGTTCGCCTAATAAATTTTTGAGTTTTCATGGCGGCTCCGTCTTTGCTAACAATGTGATTTGGCAAGGTATACAATATATGCCTATTCCTGTAGAAGCCGAAGGATTTGGAGTATTTGGGGATGGGACTTTACCAAGACCTAAGATTAAAGTAAGCAATAACAACAATATTGTTACTTATTTTTTAGGTAAATACAAAGATTTTAAAAACGCTAAAGTATTTAGAAAAAAAGTCTTTGTAAAACACTTAGATGATGCGAATTTTGATGGCGGAAACCCTTTCGGGTTAGCTAATTCTGATTCTGAGATTTCAGAAGAAAAGTATCTTATAGGTCAAAAAGTGCAAGAAAACAAATCTTTTGTTGAGTTTGAGTTAAATTTACCTTTAGATCTAGATAACTTCGATGTTAATCATAGAACTGTAAATGCTAAATACTGTTACTGGCAGTATAGGGGGTTAGGATGTCGATATGAAGGTTTACCGATAGAAAAGGAAGATGGAGAGTCTTTTATTGACACTAATAATAATATTATAACTGTAAACGCTGGTGAAGAATTTAATTATCAAAATTTATTTTATCAGCCTGATTCTGGCTATTCTGTTGGTGATGTCGCTTATATTGAAGATAAATCAATTATTTTAGATAGAGGCGAATCGAATCTACCAATATTTCACAGAACTTGGTATGTGTGTTCACAAGCTAATTCAGGGCAGCATCCAGAAAATAATCCCTCATTTTGGCAAAAAGATGGTTGCAACAAAAAAATAGAGGCTTGTCAAAAACGTTTTTCTAGCAAGAGCTTGGTGAAGAGTTTTATTGGAGAAGAAGCGGCGACATCTGACTATTTAAATTTACACAGAACAGGTGCAGCTTCGTTCGCTACAACTGATGCCAATGTTACAGGGGTTTTTGGTGGAGATTCTTGGACTTTATCAATTTTTCTGCGTGGCGAAGCGCAATATCAAGCTGATGATGGGGATTGGTATAATCCCGCTATTTTTGCAACTCATGAATTACCAAGAACAAGTTTTACCTTTAGCCCAGCTGCGGATGGCACGTTTGATGATGTAGTGAGAGCAAACTTACATTTCTCAGATAGAACTTCTATTAATAGACATAAAGGCCATTACTTAGATTTAGCTACCCCCACAGAATTAGGTACAAAAAGCAAATTAACAAAAGTCGAAACTAAAATAGCATCTAGAGATAAGTTCCATTGTCTTGTTTTTAGAAAAAACACCGATTCGAAAATAGAAATTTTAGTTAATCCTCAAAAAAACCAATATGGACAAGCTATTTACTCTAGCAAATCATCTATAAATATTGATAACGGTACGGCTGGAGTTGATTTATTTTCTCTTTTTTCTGACAAAACAAGTAGTTTGGATGAAAAAATTTGTTTTGGAGGAGACATAGGCCAAGTTTGTCTTTGGTCAGGTAGACTTAACGACGATGAAGTTTGCCATATAGGGTCTACAAATGCAGTGTCTGATGCAGAATATTATTTAACCGACAATGGGTTACAAAAAACAGCTAGGCATTACTGTGATTATGTCCCTCTAAGATATAATGAGGCGACTGGTTACTTATCCACTCTTACAGGTTCGGATAGGCTAGCTTTTTGGTATGATATGCAGACAGGCTTAAGCTCTAGCAATCTAGTGATTCAAGATGAGTCCCATAATAACTATGATATTACTGGTTTTGGAGAGACGGGATTATTTCAAAAACGTACGATAGAATATACAAAAGGTAAATTCCAAGAGTTTGTTCCTCATCAAAATTCACAGTTCCAACTACCTTTTGGAGGGTTCCCCGGAACAGATGGATTTGATTACAAAACTCAAGGATCTCAAAACAACATATGAATATAAAAGAAGCTTTACAAGTAATAGTTGACGAGTCCGAATCCAACTCTTTTATAGAGATATGTGGTTTTTTAGGGTTTGATAGGGAGGAAGAAGCTTATGTTGTTCAAAATGAAAAAAATGTGGCCGAAGACCCTTCACAGCATTTCATGATTGACCCTCTAAATTACTTACTTTTTAAGGAAAGGTATGACTTGTTAGCGGTTTATCATAGCCACGTTAATACAGACGCTGAACCTTCAGAGTTTGACGTAAAAATGTCGAATAATTGCTGTATACCATTTTTAATATACAGTATTGAAACCAAAAAATTTGATCTTTATGAGCCACAAAATATAGAAACAGATGTAAATACATACAACAGGTTTAAGGAGGATTATGACAACTATTAGATTACATGGGATTTTAGCTCAAAAGTACGGCGAAGTGTTCAAAATGGACATTAGTAAGCCTAGAGATGTTATTAGAGCTATTGATGCTAATAGGGACGGTTTTAGAAAAACTGTAATGGATTTACAAAAAGAAGGTTTCTCTTATGAGATTTTAGTTAATAAAAAAAGACTTAATAAAGACTCATTTTTAAATAGTAAAAAAGCTCAAGAAATAGACCTTGTGCCTTTTATTGTCGGATCTGGTCTACCAGATCTTGTTGTAGCTTTGATTTTCAGCTTGGTTTCTGCGGTTGTTCAATTTGCTTTAATGGACCCGGGGACTATTGATGGGGGGCAAAGTACTGTGGGCGCAGATAACAAATCACTGATGTTTAGCAGCAGCCAAATTAATCTTGCCGCTCAAGGCTCCCCCCTTCCTATTGGTTACGGTAGGTTAAAAGTTGGATCAAGTGTCGTTCAAGCTTCATTGAAGTCTCTCCCACAAACGACTAACTCTCTTGATGGTATGGTTCACAACCCTTTTACTTCTAAGGGTAATTCTTATGGATCTGAAATTTCTAACCAAGTATAACTATCATGAACCATCTGTCTAGAAAGAAAAAACTCTATGGAGCGGGAAAGAAACCTAAAGTGAAACCTGCTGTTTTGCAGCCTCCTAAAATAGGAAATTTTCAATTTGGAGCTTCTTTTAGTTATATTGAAACTTTAGATTTAATATCGGATGGACCGATTGAGGGTTTAGTTGATAATAAAGGAAATCTTTTGTATGAAACAGAGCAGTCTAGAGGTGTTTATTTAGATGGGACTCCAATCTCTATAGCTACCAAACAGTATGACGATCCTGATTCTGAGTCATCTTCATCAGATGATAAGAAGGTTTCGAAAGCTATATCAACTTTTCAAAATTTAAACATAAACGATAAAGGGGGAGCTAGCATTTTTGATTATGCGCAGGGTGGTATAGGGAAAGAGGAAGGCAGAGTCACAACTATCATGGGGATTGTGGGGAGACCTGTAAGAGTTTCTTTTGAACCTTTAGTTGAAAATATCAAACCATTTCTGCGGGGTGGTAATCGGAAAATTGGAGGGGGTGGGGCTTCAATAAACGGAGTTATTTTCACAAAAGATCCTCCGCTCATTAATGAGCCTCGTCCGGGGAAGAATGGGTGGATGTATTATAACGAATATGGTTTCAGTAGTGTTTTTGGGGAGAGTTTTGACTACAAACATAGAGAAACCCCCGCTGATGGGCGTAACGAATTTTCATTTCCCGCATCAAACCTTTATTTTGAAGAGCGTTACGAAATACTCTTCACTAATAATACCACAATGGCTAATTCAGATCTATTTGTTGCTTTTATTAGAGATAATGGAGGTGCAGGGAGCAGAAGATTGACATCAAGTTTCAGCCCAGAATATAATGAGAGCTTTACTGGAGCAGCTGATTTTATTTTTGCTGAGAAGTTTGCTGATGTCTCATTTGCTGATGGGGTTTCAGGGGCATCCTTCTTTGATAAGATTTTAAAAGCTTGGAATAGTTTCGGTCCACCTCCTCAAGCGGATGAGGATTTTTTGCTGGATGAGGATAACAAAGTGCGTAAGGAGAGAAACCCCTTCATGAGAGATCTTATAAAGCACAAAATGGACAAAGTTTTTGGGTCTTATGTTTGGGAAAAATCTACCGCTCAGGAACTTTACGAAGAGTTTTTTCATAGAACTTGGAGATCAGGTTACATGGTCTGCTATTTTCCAGATAGGAATGTGTTAAATAACATAGGAGCTATTCAATTCACCAGACCAGAAGAAGTTACCGTTGCGCTTATTCAGGGGAATGGTTTATATTCACCAGCCTTTAAAAATGAAAATTATTTAGATTTATTAATTCCAATCTGCGATAAGGATGGGAATCTCGACCAAAGCGCTGATATATTAGGAGGTTCATTCGTATTCGTAAATACTGAGTGGTTTGCTTGGAATGGCAAGCATTCAGATGAGTTCAAGACAACCCGTATGGATATACGGAGTTTGATAAGAGACCTCCAAAGTATTAGAGAGTTGGGGGTTACTCAAATTAAAGATATTGATCCATTCAACTCTAAATACAATTATAATAATGTTTTAATTGAATCTAGAATAGGTACAGAGGTTCAAGAACCATTTCGTTATTTCAACAAGGTTCACATAGACAAAAGTATAAATAAAAATGTTTATGGGCCTTTCAGATCAGTTGGTCAGGTTCAAAGGATAAAGAGGAATGATGACGAGACAAAAGATAACCTAAAAATGGAGACTGCTGGATACGATGGTCCAGACGGCCATATAACTCTTGAGAATGGCTTACCTATTAATGAGGGTAGTAATGATAACAAGAGAGCTATCCGTGCAAAAGATTACTCTTCGTGGAATTCATCAAACAATTCATATTTTCTAGACGAAGAAGCTAACCCAATCACTTATTATATCAACAACCCAAATGTTTCTGAGGTTTTCGTTACATTACAAATAGATTCCCTTTTTGATACTGTTGAGGTTCAATATGGAGGAGCCGATAATGATTTTAAAGCTGGTGATAAATTGCCAACTATTATGAATGTGGAGATTGAGGTGGGTAAAGTTTTATCTGACGCATCACTTCAACCAACATTGACAAAAACTTATAGAATTGCAGCTTTGATAGAAGGTACGACTCTTCTCGATATAGGCAACCCAAGCAATTTAGACGAACCCGAAAAATTCAAACACGTTAGAGATTTTGAAAACTTAAATGGGAGCGCCGATTTATCTACGCCATTTCCACTACCAAGACTTAACGACTACTCAGCGAACAGCTCTTATGCTTCCTCAGAAAAGAGATATGTTAAAGTAAGTAAGTTATCAGCAGAGACGTTTTCAGTTCTAATCTCTAAAGAATTAACGTTTGCTAAGGTGACCGAGATCATTCCCGTTAATTTGACGTATCCATTTTCTGCTATCATAGGAACAAAGATAGACTCTAAGAGTTTTTCCTCTACACCAGTAAGATCTTTTGATGCTAGATTAAAATTAATTCGAATACCGTCAAACTATTTCCCAACAAAAAGACTTGGTAGGAAACAAGATAAAAGATATTACGAAAATAAATCTGAATTTCAAAACACCTCAGAAGAAGAAAAATCTATATACGAGGGAGATTGGGACGGAAGTTTTAAAATAGGTTGGACTGACAATCCAGCTTGGATTTTATATGACCTTCTCACGAATACTCGATATGGTTTAGGTAGATATTTAGATGAGAATGACATTAATAAATGGGAACTTTACAAGGTTGGCAGATTCTGTGATGCTGTAGATTCAAATGGCAACTTTGAAGGTGTCCCAGATGGCAGAGGAGGTTTAGAACCTAGATACTCTTGCAATATTATGTTTAAGAGTGATGAAAAAGTTTTTGATTCTATACAGCTTATATCAAAATTATTTAGGGGGCAAACTTTCTTTAGAGCTTCAGAAGTTTCATTTGTTGATGAAAGGGTTAAATCCCCTGTAGCTATATTTAACAATAATAACGTAAAAGACGGTGTATTTAGTTATTCTAACCTAAGAAGGGATCAACAATTTAACACTGTCGAGGTGTCCTATTTAGATAGGTTTGAAAATTTTACGCCAAAAGTTGAAGTAATTGAAGACGAAGAGGATATTAGAAGTAGAGGTATATTCAAAAACAGGGTTGATGGTTTAGGTGTGACATCTAGAGCTATGGCTAGAAGAATTGGACAGCATTTGATTTACAAGACCATCAAAGAAAATCAAAGGGTAGTATTCACTTCTGGTTTAGAAGCTTTACTATGTCAGCCCGGGGATCTTATTCTTATTGACGACGATTTAAAAAATGAAAAATCTAACTTCGGTAAGGTTCTTAGTGTTGATGTAGATAACCAATATATTCAATTAAGCGGCCCATACTCCCCTGCTACTATGACGGGAATATTAACTGTCTATAATCCTACAGGAGAACTTTCAATCACAGGTCTTAATGATATTGCTGAAACAAAAAGATCAAGGACAGATACTTTCACCATTACTGGTTCACCAGCAGCTGACTTTAATATTTATACTGGATTGTATAATTTTTCAGGGTATACAGATGGTTATACAGATTCTAATATTGAGGATTTAGATAAATCTTCTGAGTATGCTTTGTATACAGGCACTGGAGATAATATGTTATACTTTGGCACAAGTTATACAGGTTGGACATTTGCAACGGGTCTTCAAGAATTAAATAGAGATTTTGTAGCTAAATCAACAGGTGTTCAGAGTCTGGATCAATTAAATACTGGTTTTGTTTCCAATTATGTTAGCGCTGGGGACAAAAGAGGAGGAACAGATCTTGATATTTCAGGTTTATTGAGTGGTGATCTTAACAGTCTAAATATCAGGGGTATCTTAGAGTCAGAAATAACTCAAAATTCACAACCTCACATTTTAACTTTAAATGTTGCGACAAGTGGAGTTGTCGATACTGGTGACGGATTTAGTTTTGTCAGCGGTGTAGATAAACCTGACTTCTTAAAGTTTATCAAGTTGGGTAGCCCATATAGATTTGATCTAAAAGACGCAGATGATATCTTATACAAGATTGACTCCATAAGAGAAAATAATCCTAACGAATATTTAGTATCTGCGGCTAAGTTTGATACTGGTAAGTTTTCGTTAATCGAAGATAATATATCTTTAGATAAAAAAGAAAACACATATGATTACAATGTTGCCACCACGATTGGCGACATAACCTACAGCGGACTGAAGGCTCCAGAGAATTTATCCATCACCACTGGTTCAGGTTCATTAGGTGGAGGAGACTTCTTTATCAGTGGTGATTGGGATGCAGTGACAGATGTGACAAGTTATGAAGCTGTTCTAAGCTTTCCTAATGGTGGTAGCGTATCAACTAGCGTATCTAGTGAATCCGTTAAATTCGATGATTTAAATTCTATAGGAAATTACGCTTTAAGTGTGAAAGCTATCGGGTCTTCCATAGGAACAACTAAAACTATAGACTCTGAATTTTCTACCATAAGAACATTTATACTTTATCAAGCTTTAGAAGCATTTGACAGATCTTTTATAACAAATGTAACCTTTAGTTAAATGCCTTTATACGAATTTACACCATCTTTCATTGTTGATCAAACGGATTTAAGTTTGACGGCTACAGGTAGCGGAGTACACCTTAACAAAGTTGTTAATGTTAACTTGGGTATTTTGGATAGAGTTAGTGGGGGCATAGGAGATAATAGAAGCCTTTTAGCAAACCCTTATGTTAATGATGTCAGTTTAGATATTCTAAATATTGATGGTACTGTTAAGTTTGAAAATTTTCTTACTAATTATAAATCCAATGCATTTAGTATAACAGAGTATGATAATATCAATGTTTTTGGTGAATATACGAAGGACTTTGGTGTTAAAGCTACTGTTGCAGAAAGTTCGCAGACTAACACTGCTGAATTTTATTTTTATGGCAATGTGCCTGAATTTAGTGGTATAACAGTTAGAGATTCTACAGGTACAACCTCTCACACTGCATCTCAAAGCAGTAAGACAGCTGTAAATGCAAGCGGTCAAACTGGGGTTTTAACCAGCACTGTAACATTTAATAATGATTCTAATTATATATCTTTTGATAGATTAGAAATTTACAGCTCAACAGGTTCAGCCGCATTTAATAGCCAGATTAACCCTACCCCAGTTTTTTCACGCAATCTAACCAGTGAGACTATTCAATCATTTGATATTAACGAAGGCTCATTGCCTAGTGATACTGGTGTATATCTCCACTTTCTTCCCTACGGTCAGCTTGGTACAGGTGAAGCTTGGACTCTTGGCCCATACACTTTCAAAGACAATCCTCCTGCCGCTAACCCTTATATCACCGAAGTCACCAGCGGTGACATTACAGGAGCTTTAGGTTTTACACCTTCGGACTCATCCTCATCTGGGGGAGTTAGAACGGTCACCGCTGGCGGGAATACCCTTGATTCTAGTGAGACGTTAGCTTTTATAGCAGGTTCGAACATACAAATTACGGAATCTTCTGGTGAAGTTACCATTGCGTCACCCTCTGGCGTAGCATCAGCTGATGTTAACTTTATAGTAAAACTTACTCAGGCTGAATATGATGCAATAACTCCAGATTCTAATACTTTATATTTTATTAGTGATGAATCAACTAATTCTCCAGTTGTTAATCCTATAAAAACTGTTACGAATAACTATACTATCACAGATACAGACCACACAGTTTTAGTTAGCGGTGCATCATCAACAAACATTACATTACCTTCAGCCGTAAATAATAGTAATTACGTTTATAATATTAAAAACCTCACAACAGAAGCTGTAAATATAAGTAGTTCAGTCGGCTCAATTGATTTAAGTAGCTCTGAAACAATTAATTCAAGATTTGAATCTCTGACTGTACAATCTGACGGTTCAAATTGGCATATAATCTAAAAGATATGGGAATAAGATTTGGCAACACCCCGATAAGAAATGTGGTTTTAGAGCGTACCTCCATAGCTAGAACTCCTAAAGCTACACCTTGGGTAAGAAATCCTAGATGGTTAGATATGCCTACAATAGCATCTAATGAAAGTAGGTTTACTGCTTTAGTAGCTATAAGTAGCGAATTTAAAAATCAATTTGTTTTCCATTTTAATACAACTAGTGGAGATTACACAGTTGATTGGGGTGATGGTAATACAGATACATATAGCGATAACGCTGAAGCAGAACATACATATAATTATTCTGATTTAAATGCTAATACTGAATTTACTCATAGCAAGGACGGAAGAACATATAGACAAGCTCTGATATCTGTCACGCCTCAAGCTGGGCAAGGATTCACAAGTCTTGATTTGGTCGAAGATCCACCTAATAATGCACATCCTTACGCTAACCCAAGAATGTATTTAGATATTGTTTTTGGTTCTCCGAATTTAACATCTATTTCATATATAAGCAGTATTAGTGGCAACTTTTGCAAAGATCTTGAGCATGTAAGGATAGTCAACTTTAGTGATAGCATGACTAGCTTTTATAACGTCTTTTATGGGATGCAGTGCTTAAGGAGTATTGAAATTGATAGAAGCACATCAAATATTTCTAACTGGGGTAGTACATTCTATCTTTGTTATGCATTAGAAGAAATACCAGAATTAGATTTTAGTGGAGCGACAAGTCTACAAAGCACATTTCTTAGCTGTGTAAAACTTATCAAATTGCCAGATTCTATTAGCAATGCAGTGCCTACCAATATGAGAAGCGCATTCTACAATTGCAGTTCGTTACAAAAGATACCTATGATGGATACTAGCAATTGCACTAGTTTCTCTCAAACCTTTATGCATTGCAGAAATTTAAGATTTATTCCTCCTATAGATACATCAAGCGGGACAGATTTTTATAGAATGTTTTATTCTTGTATATCTTTAGAGAAAATACCTAAAACCTTAGACACTTCTTCCACCAATCAAGCTGATAGCAATCCAATGCATCAGATGTTCTATAGTTGTTATAAAATAGAAACTGTACCAAAATTAACAAATGTTGTCGGTGATATTAGATACATGTTTGGTAACTGTTTTTCTTTAAAAAGAATACCTGAGATTGATTTTTCTAACGCTACGAACACCTCACAGATGTTCACTAGTTGTTATACTTTGGAAAGTCTTCCAGCTATAAATGTAACAAGCTCTACAAGCGCATATCAAATGTTTTATAATTGTACCAATTTAAAATCTATTGATAGTCTTCCCACCAATTTATGCACAGATTTTAATCTTATGTTTTATGGTTGTTATAGTTTAACTCGATTACCAGATGATTTCACTACTGTAAGCGCAAGCGACTCTGATGCCTTTGAAAGATTCCTTGGTCAAACTTATAGCTTAACTGAAATTCCAGAGGGAACATGTAGTGGTTTTGGGAACGCAGGGGTTACAGACTATCAGGAAGCATTTGAGGGTGCATACTTCAGAAAACTCCCAGATAGTTTTACAGGAATAAATAATAACGCTGACAATATAACAAGAATGCCAGAGATGTTCAATCATGCGTTTGGAGTAACACATATCCCTACTATTGACGCATCAAATGTTTCTTCGTCAACTACAAATACTTTTTATCAGGCGTATTCTTTAGAGTCTGGGGGTATACTTTCAGGTGTAACACAGAATGTAAGTTATCGTAGAACCAATATGGATAGAGAGGCTATGATAGCAGTATTTAGCGGTTTAGGAAACGCTAGTAAAACTATAAATATTAATGAAACCCCAGCTGAAGGTAATCTTACAGATCAAGATAAAGCAATAGCAACAAACAAAGGGTGGACAATCGCAACATAATGGAAGAAGAATATTACACAGAAGGGTTTTATAAGTATGATAGCGAAGATCTTTTATTCGCTGGCAAAGCCGTCTTCAACAAAGACTTTACTTTATTAAAAGAAGAAAAAGATAGTTACAGTTATCCCGTGGACGGCTGGAGCTGGTTTGATACATTACAACAAGCTTGTGACGCATTCAATCTAGATATTAACAATTACACACAACAAGAGGAGGAATCACATGTCATTTAAACCAATACCAAATTTAAACGGAACTCAGGCCGATTTCGCAGGGAGTATCACGATGTCTGGACTCACAGTCGCCACACAATCTTGGGTTTCGTCACAGAACTATTTAACCTCTGAAACCGACGATCAAACTCTCGACGAAGTATTAGCTCAAGGTAATACATCAACGCGAGATATTAGCGTCTACGAAATAACAGGAAGTAACCTCTCTCTAGGTAATGGTGTTACTGATGCTTCAATTTTTTTAGATGGCGAATCTGGAGGGGGTGATCTTACCTTGCAAAACGGTGGTAATAACCAAGATATCTTCTTTAAAGTAAATGATGGTGGGGTGACTACTACCCCATTAATGATAGATGGTTCAAGTAGCAGGGTTGGTGTTGGAGGGGTGACTTCTCCCAGTTATGATCTTCATGTAACAGGATCGCTTGGAGTTTCTAAAGATAGTTCTCTCGTAAGACTTGGTCATAGTAGATATGTTCCAATTTTTGCAAACCATTCTAATGGATATGCTCATGCTCAAATTAATGGGTTCGAAGTTGGAGGAACGACTAACTCTACTAATGAAGGATATATCAAAACAGCTGATAATAGTAGAAAGTTACTTCTTGATACTAATGGTTGGAGATTTGTTTCTAATCACACTGAATACGCTAGAGTAACAAGTGACGGCAAAGTTGGTATAGGAACAACAAGTCCAAGTCAGGCGTTAGATGTTATAGGATACGCAAAAGCTGACCGCTATGTTGTACAAGATGGGTCTTCCTCTTTACAAAGAAATGGGAGTATTCTTCGCGTATATTCAAATCAGGGAACCGATTTTTCAGTATGGCTGGGAGGTTTCCATGAGGCTTTATCTATAAGAAAGTCTGCTACAGATGGGCTTATAGGAATTAACGATACTACTCCATCTTATCAATTAGACGTAAATGGTACAGGTAGGTTTGTCAATGACCTCTACGTCGATGCAGACCTTGATGTCACAGGTGACATCACGATGGCAGGTAACACCGTTCTTACTGGTATCGCCAGCAGTGACGTTACTGGTGCTTTAGGTTACACTCCTGTTGATCCGTCGAACACTGGAGATT